ACGCTTTCTACATCTACCGCTGCTCGCAGCAGAGAACCCATCTGTTGTGACAACATCTGGATGTTTGCAGAAAACTGATTGACAAAAGCTGTAGTAATTTGAGTAGACATTTCGTCATCCCCTTACAGTTTCAGTTTTAGGTTTGCTGCGCTTGGTTGTCCCATATGGGGCCGTGCTACTGCTTAGGGCAGCTACTCCGCTTGACTTACAAGCTTGCTCGTGGGCCTTACGGTTATCCACTACATATACTCCCTAAGCCGCAATACTTCAGCAACGTAAGTTTCATGCTCTGGGTGCATCCTATCAAAATATGGCCCATCTCGTCTAGTCATCTCTGCAATTTGCCGTGATGCCTCTTCTGGCGTCATAATTAGCTCAGTCGTTTGACCCTCAATTGTATCTTCGCCAATCTGATCAGCAAGAGCCGCAAACATGCGGACAATATCAGGGTGATCGCCTAAGAGACGACCGTCAGACAGCTCAATGCTGTCAAACATATCTGTGCCACCTAGCAAGTAATTTGCAGCCTGCTGGGCGCGTCCGACCTTCTGCTCAAACGCTTTGCCAAACTCTTGACGCAACTCTTGCTCGCCCTGATAGCGGGCGTCTTCAATTGCGCTTTCGCGCTCGCTCATTCCTTCTGTGAACGAGTTGTCCAAGAAATCGGCAAATACTTGGGCCTGCTTATTGCTTAATCCCGCATGATACAGCGTAGACTTTAGGTTCTCCATCTGCGCATCATTCAGCGTTGCCGTGTTGAACTTGATGTCATATTCGCTAGGGTCTGATGGTGCGCCCAACTTTTGATAAACGGCACGCCATTCATCATCTGTCGCGCTCTTGCCCGGCAACGGCACCTTGTCAGCACCAATCATGCGCTGGGCATTTACATAACTCTTTGCCAATGCTCCAGGATCTGTAAACGTGCGCAAGCTTGGCTCATTGCGCAAATCCTCTGGTAAACTTTCTAGAAAACTAACTGGTGCCGCACTCGCAGCAACAGCCTCGCTTGCGACTTCCTGAGATCCAGTATCTTGGATTGCCTCTTCGCTCATGGTTTTTCCTTCTCTTCGGACAGCATACGGACGATCAGCAGCACAGCTGCTCGCTGTCCTTCATTAAATGCTGATTGATATGGATCGCCCGAAAACGTGGTTGTCTCAAAAGCAAACCGCTTTTTAAGATCACTCAATACTTCCTGACCGTCGTCGCTGTTAAATGTACGACGGTATGCCAGCTTTAAATCTTCTACCTTCTTCATCCCTGTATCGCTTTAACAAGTGGCGCTGTTTTCTGCGCAATGTCAGCGTCCATCATTTCTCTCTCAACCGACGCCTGCGCTTCCATTGCCTGTGCCTGCTGCCTACGCAAACGCGCAATCTCGTCCTCGCCGCGTATCACGCGGGCAGGCATGCCAGTTGTCTCGACCAAATACTGAACCATCTTGTCAGGATCAATGTAATCTTGAACAGGCGCAATCTCGCCAATCTGAGACAATATCTCAAACCCGCGCAGGACAGACTGCAAGTCAGTCAACTTCTGAGCCTTCGCCAATGGACTAACATACTCAATGTCAATGTCCTGTCCTTGTAGTTCCTCAGGGGCGGCTGGGAGAAGCCCGTCCCTGAGGAGCAGCGCAAACGATCTAGAGATGAGCGGTTGGAGCAGTTCTGCTTGTAGCCGACCGAGTACAGGGCCAAGCAGGCGCATTTTCTCTTCGTTTCGCTGCAAAACTTCAGTCGCTGTCATTGTTGGCCCTTGGCCCAGCAACAACTGATCTACATAGAAAGCCTGCCTAATCGCATTGCGACGCTGCTCTTCCATGTTCAAACCTAAAGGATTGTTCGCCCCAATATTCAAAGGCTCCATGCGATCCCGAGTGCCAGACCGATAGAAATTCAATGAACCTGGCGTTGTACGAATAGGCATCATAAACCCATCGTCAGGAACCATTAAAGGCGGATCAATCTGCTTCTGAGCTGCGCGAATTGTCACCTCAGACATCTTGTTCACCATCTTTACATCAGGCAAGGCAGTCATGGCAGGCGAACGCCCATAAGTGCTAACGCTGTCCTTGACAAATCGCGGCACCATAAATGGAAAATCGTCAAAGCCACTTTCGCTCAACAAGTGCTTGCTGTCCTGATGGTAATACACAGACGCAATTGCCTTACCTTTTGCGGTCTTGCCTTTCGTTTCGCCACGAGGGAAGACAGCATGGATCACCTCATGCTCTTTGTAAGGATCGCCCTTTAGATCAGCTGAAATAGCCCGGGGTAGCGCGGTTTCGCCAAAACGTTGTGCAATTGCGCGGGCAGACATCTTAAACTTGCGATACACTGTATCAACCCGGCCCTCGGCGTCCTCGGCAATCAAAATCTCCGCAATATGACGAGAGCTAAACCGCAAGCCATCTTGATCGCTCTCAACATAAAACGCAGCAGTGCCAAACACCACCAAGTCATAATACAGCTCATGTATCTCTTGCTGAAAGTTAGACCGATTAAACGCCTGATACATCTGATCCAAGCACAGCTCTAACCACTCATTAGCAGCATCATTACGCTGCAACATAGGATCACGATACCGCATCGAAAACCAAGGCGTGCTGGGTGATGTTAGCATCCCATGAAGAGACGACGCTAACAGCTCAACAGCATGAATGGCAGTGCCATCATAGATCAGCTCAGTTCGCTTATCACCTTGCGTCCGCTTTTTCGTAATGTCAGCCTTACGCGGCAGCATATAATCCGCCAGCTCTTGCCAATGCTTCTCCCAGTTTGACCGCTGAGACTGCAACGTCCGATAACGTCGCTCAAGCTGCGTAACAATCGGTGATACCTGTGCCATCACATATTCCCATACATATTCAAAAGACTGCTGTCTTTTTTCTTCTTAACGCCATCCAACGCACCGCCCAACGTCTTGCCAGCAATGCGCTGCTGCAACCGCTCAAGCGGATCAACAGTCTCAAACATCTTCGTCTTGGCAGGCTGAGACGACATCTTGCCCATCATGCCAGCTATGCCCTGAGGAATGTTCATGAAATCAAACCACCCATCAATGAACGACGACGCACCTCAGGCTCATCCAGCAAACCCGTAGGAGACGTGGCAATCGTAGACTTGCGTCCGCGCTGACCAGCCTCCATTGCCTCGCTCTCAGTCTGCCCAGCAGGCGGCTCAATGCGACGCCCTTTGTAGACAGGGTCAGGCTTGGGAGGTGGAGGGGGACGTCGCCGACGGACAGTTGAAGGCGCTTCAGGCACCTCGGCAACTATATCTACTGGCGTCACTTCATCTGTCGCCTCTTCCTCTTCTTTAGGCTCTTCAGTAACAGTGCGGCTAGGCCCATCGTCGTCGCTTCCAGCCGTCATCAAGCTTTGTTTTGATCGCTCAGTGCGGGACTGAAAATCCTCAATAGCGCCAGGGGCGTAGCCCAACTCCTTGAGCTTTTCAGCCTGCTTGTCCCCGGTCAAACCAATTGTGCTTAACCCCATAGTGACATCGTCAACAATGCCACCTGTGTAAGTCCGAGTTCCGCCTTCGTTGATTACGTTGGAAACAGCAGTGTCAGTGTCAATACTGCTCGTACTACTGCCGCCACCAGACCCCCAGTTCTTAGGGTTAAGACTAGATTTTTCCCATGACCAAGCCATACTCTATCTCCTATGCCGCAAACGGATCATAATCCATCACCGCCTTTGCTTGAGGCGCAACCATGCGTCCTCGATCCTCTCGAATGCCGACTGCCAAATACCTAAAAGCATCCGCAGCATGCGACGACCAATCATGCACAGGCGACGCCCTAAAGCTCCGAGTGCGCTCGTTATACGCTCTGTGATACTGCCTAAGACACTCCAAGCCATGCTTGCACTTCTCTCTATCAAACCATAAACGCGGCAACAACATCTGGGCCGCATGTATGCCATCCTCAACTGGCAGCTTAGGAACAACGCGGAAATTCAATCCCAAATCCCAAGCAACCTCTCTCCTACTCTTCCCGCTTCCAAGCTCACGAACCTCAATATCATGCGGGGCGTTGTGATCCCCATACAGATACCCCTTGCTCGTCAAAATCTTGCAGTAGTGAGGCAAACCCTCACCTCGGGCTTCATAAAAATCTATAACATGTATAGCACGCCCAATCGTTTGCGTAAACCATACTGCCGTGCTGTCTCCCACGCCCAGATCCCACCAAGTGTCAACCTTGGCGCTCGGATCATACGGAACATTCGTAATCCGACCATCAAGCTGCGCAACTTCCATCTCCTTGCCATAAACAGCACCCGGCACATTCGCATTCCAACTACACTCAAATTCCTGCGCATACTGATCGGCAGTCATCATAACCCGAGCAGCCTCAAGCTCCTCGTCATCCAAAATCCCCGTCTCGCTCGCCTTATACACAGCAGCCAGCCAGTCAGGATTGCCAGCCGCCTCCTCATACTTATCAAAAAAAGCATTGTGGCCCTTAGGCGTGCCGACAAACACGCACCACCCCTTGCGATCCGACAGCGCAGGCCTGATCACCTCAGGGAAAACATTCTCTGGCATATCCGCGACCTCATCCATCACGCAGCCATCAAGATAAATGCCGCGCAGGCTGTCAGGGTTCTCAGCGCCAAGCAACGATATTCTCGCCCCATTAGGCAGATCGCACCGCAATTCAGTCTCATGAAACTTCACATTCGGGATCTTGCCAGCAAATTGTTTTATATAATCCCACGCTACGTTCTTAGCCTGGCGATAGGTGGGTGCCATATAGGCAAACCGGGGGTTGTCCTTTGCCGACATCAAGGCATCCCGCAAGATATGATTGATCGCCCATACCGTTTTTCCAAAGCGGCGGTGGCAGACAACAACGCCCCAGCGCTTCGCCTGCATCTCATTGTGCAGCTTTAACTGTAGCTCCCTCGGCTCATACGGTATCTCAATATGCGTCAATGCTCTGTGACCTCTTCCTGATCCTCATATATCAGTATCCCGTGTTTCTCCAAGATAGCCTCGTATACATCAATAAGCAACACTGCACATTCTAGCTGCTTTGACATCGAGGGAGATACGAGTATGCCGTGGCGTAAGGCCTCTAGGTGGTTGAGCAGTGCGTGCTGCTCGGCTGTTAGGCTGTCTGACAACATCCCTCTCCCATCGGTGTTATACGTGTATACAAGTGGCGGGCGGTTTCAGGGGGGGTGGGGGTATGGGTTGCGCAAAATGCATGGCTACCCCTTAGTCGTATAACAGCTATTATGTTAAAACTTTTATAAGCCATTGTTTTTAAACAGGAAAGCATTTGCAGGAGCCATGCAATAAATGCAAACCACAAGATGTAGTGGTTGCCACCCTGCCGAGGCTGCCTGATCGCCCCGGCTCCGAGGCAGTCCAGCAGGCCCAGCTCACGCGCGTAGCTGTAAACGTCAGGATGTTTAATATACACATGTTTTGGCATCAGTGCTTTGTCGCCTGCTTGCTGTCTTCTTGCTCATCGTCAGGTATCGCATTGACCGCTACATCACCACCAGCCCAACTGATTGTAAACGTCTGAGCATGCGGTTGATCCTCTTTCTTGTCTCGCACGCCCCAAGGCATGTTGCGTGCTAGTGTCCACTTCAAGCTGTCAATCTCAAGCCTACGTCGCTGCACTTCCGCATTGGCTAGTCTGTTGTCCTCAAACTCAGGCAGCGGCTCTTGTGCCAGCTTGATGATCTGGTCTGTGTGGTACTCACTCTGCATGACGCGGCCCCGACGATATATCTCGTACAGCTCCTCATCGCGCAGTACAGCCTGCATCACGCCTTGGTATGTCGGCATGTTGCTAGACTTCAGTATGTCCTTGAGCGTTTCACCGATAGCCAACCTGTCTGCAATCTTGTGCATCAGGTCTGCGTCAATCTTTACAGGTTTCTTTGCCATGTCAGTCCTCAATGTTTTTTGGAAGTGTACTCACAAAAAAGGCCCAGCGCAATGCTGGGCCAGTTCAGTGAGGCAGATTGCGCAGAAGGAAATGGGTAAAGCTCTGCGCTATCAAGTGCCATCACGTTATCACCAAGGGATAGGATCATCAAATGTTTTTCCTTTAATGTCGATCATCTCTGCGCCAGGGAATGATTGTTTAGCTGCCTTCTCCAGCTCACCCATCCAATGCTCCCGAAAGTATCTATAAGCCAACGCAACCTCACGCAGCGTCAGCAGCTCCAACTCAGGCCGCTGCTCTTTGATCGCACGCCAGCCTCTACCATCGCGCATAATGCCAAACAGCTTGCCGTCTATCTCAACCTCCCAGACATCCGTACACGCCTTCTGAGCGCCCACACGCTCGGCTTCTGCATCCATTGCCTGCAACCCCCGCACGACAACCTCACAGCGCTTCCTACACTCTTCCACATCATTGTCTGCCAGGGCCGCATTCATCTTGGCAACCGCACTGCCATACTTCTGCGCCATCTCAACATCTACCAGCTCGGGCAGCCGATCCGTCCCCCACTTCCGATCCATCTCAATCACCAGCCTGTCAACCGGGGCAACTGCGTAATCACACATGATGGCATCTTTGGATTGGCTGCCATGCAATATACGATCCGACTTCTTTTGTCTTTTAGTCTGCTTCATCTTCCTCACCTCACTAATCTTCCTCACCTTGAACCGAAGCCCTCACTTCCCCTCCTCACCTCTATGCATATACATAGAGGAGGTGAGGAGGAAGAATTTCAGGCGCTTTTTTCCTCACTTCCTCACCTCTTCCTCACCTTGGATTTTAAGGTGAGGAAGGTGAGGAGATTGGCTACACTTCGTCCCATCTAATCATCTCCCCGACGACCACGCACTGGACATCTCTGCCCTGTCTTTTGTCGTACATCTCTGCTGCCTTCAGGACGTTTGTCTTTATCCACTGCTTGACGATTGCCTTGACCTTTGCCTTGTCTCCGGGCTTCTCCATGTCTAGGTTTAGCTCTTCGGCGACAGCATGCCCGACATACTGCTTGGCCTGCACGTTCGCCTTGTACGGCGTTTGGTTGGCCTCTGCTTCGTTTACGAGCTTCTGTACGTTTCTGGCATTGTCGGCTGTCACGCCGTCAAACAGGTCAGGTAATTTGAACTCCGTGGCAACCCCGATGTGTTCGCCGTTTGCGATCTCTACTGACTGCATACGCCTGTAGACTGCCTTGTCTGATGGCGGTGCGAGGTTTGCCTTGCCGTCATCAACTCTGAATATGCCGAGCGCTTCGTGTTCGTCTACGCCGAGCGCCATTGCATCTTCTGGAGTTATTCTGTTGATGACCCTAGCTGCTCGGGCTGCTCCAATGAGTGAGCCTGCACCTCTGACACTGTCAATCGTTGCATCGTCCCCGTTGCCTTTTCTGATGTGGTGTACGAGCTGGACTGAGCTGTTTGTGTCGCGGGCCAGTTTGCGCAGCATGGCAACGACTGCTTGGATGCTGCCGTTGTTGTTCTCGTTGACGAGGTGCGCTGACACGAATGGATCTAGGATGACTGCGCCGATGTTGTTTTCTTTGATGACGCGGATCATGGCTGCCAGCATGTCGTCGTTTGTGATGAGGCCGTCCCTGCCTTCTGCCGCAAGCGTGATCTGCATGGTGTCCTCACCGTCCATGAACAGTCGGCCTTTGATGTCTTCTGGCTTTATGTTGTAATGCTGCATAGCTGCGATTGTACGCATCTGCATTTCGCTGATGGGATCTTCAAGGTTGATGATCCAGACGTTTGTTTGTTCTTTTACGTCTACGCCGAGCAGGGGCCTGCCTGTCGCGATTGCCAGGGCTTCCACAATGATTGCACTTGTCTTACCAATACCGCCTGCCGAGGCTGTCACACTGATGTACTTCTTGATGTAGTCGTAGCCGTACACCCACTCCCTGCGGGGCAGCGTGAGCGCGTTGAACATATTGTAGGGCGTGGGCCATGATTGCTCCTTATCCTCACTCAGCGCCTCGTTCTGCTGCTCCATGCGTTCCTGCACTGGATCTGGCGGCGGTGTCCAACCTTTGTTTCTAGCACCGTCAATTGCCTTCTGCACTTCGTTGCGTGTGTCGTCTACTGTGTAGCCTGCCAGAGTGAAGCTATCTGTTATGGCGTGGATCTCTTCGTCTGACAGCCCTTTGGTGACGTATGAGCCGACAAGGCGCACCATGTTTAGGTGCCAATCGTCACCTGCTAGTACGTTTTGGACTGCCAGTTGTCGATCCATTGCTTGCTGACCGAGGTCTATGCTGATCTTGCTAGCTGCCTGTGCTTCTAGCTTTGGGAATGCTCTTGTCAGGCGTTCCATTGGCTGCGGGTCTCGATCCGTACTAAATTCTGTACGCATTGTGACCAGCTCTGGGACGTAGCCCTTGTCTTGTTTCTTTTTGTTGGGCCAAGAGACTGTGCCTGCCACGCGCATGATGCGTGATGGGTTGATGACTGCCGGGTCTGTCTGAAGGCTAGCGGCGATTGACTTCTGAACTTCGCGCCATGCGTCTAGGTTCTTTACTGGCTCTTCTAGCTGCCAGTATGCGTGGCCTCTGGCGAAGGGTGTTGTGCCTGTCTTTACTGACATTGTGAATTTCGGGCCAGCAAATGACATAATGTTTTCCATCGCGCCCTTTGTGTCTGCGTCTGCGAAGCAGTAGAAGGCTGCCAGAATGTCTGTGTCCTTGGCGGCTTTGCCTGCTGGGATTGGCACGATTGGATCAATTGGATTGATGCACATGTAGATGTTTGCCTTGGACTTATTCATGGCCTCGGCGTGTTCAACTGCTTCGTCTATTTGATCTAGCCTAAAACGTGATGCATTTGTTGATCCACTTGTTGAGATTGAACGTATCTCTAATAAAGGCTGCCCAACCTCATTCCAATTCTCTGTGATTTGTGATATGAACTGCTTAATGATGTCGGACTTGGGAGCCATTTCCATTTTGTTTTCCATTTCCTGTTTCATTTTTTTCTCCCTGTTGGACTTCCCCGGCGAATAAACCGCCGGGGATTTTTTTTAGAACTCCATGTCGTCGTCTGCCACGGCTGCTGGAGCTGCTTTTGCAACCAGCTCTTGAGCGGTAACTATTTTCATACCTTCTAACGGATCAGTTGCAATACCTGCCGCAGCACCTTCCTTCAGGCAGTCGGGCTTGTCCACCCACTTGACGACTTCAAAGATCGGGTAGCAAGTGGAGCCTTTTGTGAATTTAAGCTCCTTTGCTTCCTTCATTTTGATGAGCGGCATTTGACCTGCTGCTGGCTGCTCGGTCAGCATAGGTGCGAGATCTGCCAGAGCTGACCAAACGCCTGCGCCTGCTTGCTCCCACATGGCAACCTTCCCGCCGCCGATGGCGCACTTGACTGAGAAGCCTTTCTTGTAGTCGTCGCCAGGTTTCTGCATCATCTGGTTGACGTTTGGGTTCCACTTCCATTCTGGAGCCACGCCCGCCATGCCTTCTGATCTTTGCCAGCCTGTCTTGAGGCTGTCGAGATCAATGACGAAACCTTTTGTTTGAGCTTCTTCGTACTCGCTCTTTGAAGATCCTTCGCGCAAGAAGAATTGCTTTGCACGAACTGATCCGTCCTGCGTGCCTCTTGCTGACCATTGGAGGAAAACGTTGATGCCATCGCCGCCGTTGTTGCCTAAATCAATTTGAAACATTGTTGTGTCCTTTCACTTTGCTTCGTTGTTGACATTGTTGTGCTGCTTTAACCCGCGCAGCTTGGGATCACTCAATTAAGTCGAAGTCTTCGTCATCATCATCTTCATGCATCTCAAAGTTACTATCTAAGATCACATCATTGATTAACTTCTTCACTGGATACCAGCCTTCCTTTGCTGGGCCAGGCGTGTATTCGATGTGTGCTTTGAGTTTATGGGGCCAAAAGTTAATAACTGATTGACCAATCTTACACTGCACTTGCCAAGGCGCTTGTTCATAGTTTGGAAAATAAAAATTAATGCCACGTTTTTCTTTAAACCATATGAACATGTCATTCATAAGGTAACAGGAAACCAAGTCATCTTGATCCATTTCCTTCCAAGTAATTGATGCCTTGTAGTTATATTCCATAAAGCTCCTCCCTAATTGCTTCTCCACCGTTCCAGTAGAATGAGTTGGGGTTGACCGGGATGACATCTCTGATGTCTGCCGCGCTGCCAGCCCGCAGAAACTTTTCCATGCGGCTGATCTGCTTCTTTGCTTTTGCGAGCAGCTCAGTCGGATCGCCGTCTTCTAGCATGTTTGTTTTCTTTGGCGTGACGTATAGGAACTTGACGATCTGATTGCCTCTGGCCTTCTGATAGATCGCGCGTTGGAGCTGATGCTCTGCCGACATTGTGCTTGGCATACGGCCTGTTGTTT